AGCAATTAAACACAGAAACAACGGAAGTTAAGGATTTAGAAACTGCGCTTGTTGAAATTGGAGATCTAGGAGCATGTCCTAGCGTTGATTATGATTCTTTAGAGGAAGCATTAAATCACAGAAGCACGCTCGAAAGCTTGCAAAAAGAGTTTATGCAGAAAGACAAAGAAACTAATCCGTACGACGATCAAATTAAAGAGCTACAGGACACTGCTTTACAGGAAATCAGTTGGGAAGCGGTAAACGAACTCACAAGAATCAAAGATCATCAAGAATTCCTATTAAAACTGTTGACTAACAAAGACAGTTTCTTGCGTAAAAAGATTATTGATCAAAATCTTGCGTTCTTAAATCAACGATTGACTTACTATCTCAGCAGAGTGGGTTTACCGCACGTAGTAGAATTCCAAAATGATCTCAGCGTAATCATAACACAGCTAGGTCAGGATTTGGATTTCGACAACCTCAGCAGAGGAGAGCGCAATCGTTTGATTCTCAGTCTCAGCTGGGCATTCCGAGATGTATGGGAAAACCTCTATCACGGTATAAATCTGCTGTTTATTGACGAGTTAGTCGACAGCGGCATGGATGCGAGCGGTGTTGAGAATTCAATAGGTGTTCTCAAGAAGATGTCTAGAGAAAGAGAGAAAAATGTATTCTTAATCAGTCATCGTGACGATCTTGTCAGCAGAGTGAACCAGGTGTTGAAAGTCATAAAAGAAAACGGATTTACATCGTATTCAACGGATGTAGATATTGTATAAATGAGCACAGAAAGCCACGACAAAATGATCGAAGCATTCCAGCAATACTTCAAGTGGCAAACTAATTTTGAATATAAAGGCTCTGACGAAGCAGGTATCAAGGCACGTTATTGGCTATCACAGATACGCAACTGTGCGTCCGAACGCAGAAAAGAAATACAGGCAAAGCGAGAACAACGAAAGGCAGCCAGAAAAGGCATGATAGGAAGGCCGAAACAAGTAAGTAAGTCTGATGACAAAGTGGACATATCGGGGAAAGGAAATCAATGAGCTTCCAAACGAGTGCGAAGGCTTTGTCTATCTTATCACTAATCTTACCAACAATAAAAAATACATAGGCAAAAAACTAGCACGTTTTAAAACTTCAAAACCACCTCTCAAAGGCAAAAAAAATCGCAGGCGCGGATATAAAGAAAGTGACTGGAGAGACTATTGGGGATCTTCAGATCATCTTTTAGCAGATGTAGAAACACTAGGCCCCGAAAAATTTACTAGAGAAATTTTACATTTTTGTCCCAGCAGAGGCGTCTTATCATATCTAGAGGCTAAAGAACAGTTTGACAGGCGAGTATTAGAAACCGACGAGTATTACAACGGTATAATCAATGTTCGCGTAGGCAGTTCAAGGCAACTTTCAGAAACACTACAACAAATATATGGAAATCGTCCACCGCAGTTGGACGATTAACACCGTCAATTAAGCCCCCACCGGCGCTGTTATGGTGGACTTAGACCTGGCCAGCTACGTGAGCACAGGGAATTGAATTTCCGTTTGGCGGCGGAGACTCGCATCACTACCCGAAAGGATGATGATTGGATATGCCTAATTAACCAATTTGATGCGTTTATAGAAGAATTCATTCGAGGCTAAGGACGAGATAATCAAATCTCAGGTTTTGTATGCAAGACAGCATTTGTGTACAAGGCTGCCGTTGGACATAAGAAACTCTATCGGAACGAGCAGGTACCGGCCAACCGCCTGTGAGGTGTGCTATAAAGAAAGTGCATTACAGTTGTATGCATTGTTTATAAAACATCATAGTTCCAATGCTGTGGTGACTGTGCTACTCAGATAATGCGCAGAACAGTGAGCCCCGCAACGGGCTCTATGTGACCGCTTAATCTAGATAATACTTAAACTGCTTCGCAGTTAGAATATTGTTTCATTAAAAAAGCATTGAGCGCAAGCGAAAATGCAAACGATCTTTAGATCGTTTATTAAAAGAAAGGCATCTGTGTTTTCTTTGTTGTTTCCAAATTGTCTTTGATTATCTCTGAAACAATTTGTCTTTCTTCGTAGCTCATATTCATGCCCTCGCTATAGGATAGTCCTCTCATATACCAACACATTTTAAGAACTTCCTTTTTGATGTTCCGAACATCTTTATCCATATTTTTAGCGATCTCTTGGATCTCTGATTCCGGAAGTCTCAGGATCCTGGCGCGAAAAAAGTCGTTTGATCCATTGTTACAGGCATGTCATAGTTGTGCTCACAGGAATTACAGGTTACAGGAATAACTTTAGCGCCACCGTTGCCTTTCATGTTTGTGATGTGATCTGAAATAGTTTGAAACACTTCTTTGTCTGCGTTGTTTACGAACTCTTGTATCATGTCTGGATCACTGACAGAACCTTGAGGCGTTTGTATTTCTCGAATACAACCTGCTATAACATCTACGGTCATTGCGGTAAGTTTTACAAAGCTCTCGCCGAACATTTCTATTTTTTGCTCGTCTGAAATGGTATCGTCGTTGATCACACTGAAAATTCTCTGCTGCTCGAACGTTTTGAGATTGGTTTTTGTTATTTCGCTGTAGGAGTATGGCTTTATGTGGATAGTAAGTTCGTCCAGTTGTATTACTGATTGATACTGGAACTGAGCAGTTTCCGCCAGCCAATTTGTGAGATTGATAGCAAATTCGTTGTCTGCTTCGCATGAAGGACAAGTACTGCTTACTTCCATGTCTTCGCCGTAGGTTGCGATTCTTATGGCTATAAGAGCGGCATCTACGTCGATTGACGGCATCTGCCACGGGTCTTTTATAGCTGGGATGCAGCTTTTGATTACTTCTACAGTGCTTTGTCCGCTGAGTAGTGCGTCGGGTGTCTTAAACATCAATTCGTCTTTTGCAGTCATTGCAAAAACTGCATATTTCCCGTCCTGAGACAGATCCAATGTGCCTTCTGGATAGAATTCTCCTCGGCTGGGTAGATCAATATAGATCTTAGGCTGTCTATAATACTGTGCTAGCGGGTTGGGGTTTGTCAGTCCTTCAAATTCGGCCATTGTTATCTCCAATAAATAAGTAAGCTATAACAAATATTTATATGCGCAGATTATGGGTTTTTAATTAATGGCAGTGCAAATAGACATCCCCGGCGTTGGATTAGTAACAGCAGAAAATGCTGCGTCGGAAGCAACCCTAGAAGAACTTCTCGAAGTATTCAAAAGGTACACAGGCGACGAAGGCGGCCGCAAGCCTAAATTCGATGATTTCAAAAAAGGTCTAGGCGGTGCCAAAACCAGTTCGGACAAATTTGCAATATCTGCAAGAATGGCAGGTAGAGGTCTGCTGGATCTAGCAAATTCGTCAACTAGACTGATTAATGAGTTTGCTAATGTAGGCAACAGCATCAGCAGTGCCACACAGACACTGAGCTATATTCCAGTTGTTGGAAACACGCTGGCAAATGTTTTTACCGCAGTGGCGCGCAACGCTGAACAGCTGGGTAATTCTTTTATCAATGCCACTGCTACTGGCGCTACATTCGGCGGTAGCGTGTTAGACATGGCAAGGTCTGCAAGCGAAGCAGGCATGACCTTAGACGATTTTGCTGGTCTCATGCAGAGAAACGGTGAAGCACTGTTGGGTTTTGGAGAAACCACAGCAGACGGTGCTAGAAGATTTTCACGACTCAGCAGAACTCTGTTAAACACCAACGACGGTCTCTATAACCTAGGATTGGGCACACAACAGATCAACGAAGGTCTATTAAACTACAGTAGACTGTTGCGTATCCAAGGTATTCAACAGGGCCTGTCTGATAGACAACTGTTGTCTGGAACGCAAGATTATCTAAAAACACTAGATGAACTTGCCAAGGTCACGGGCGAAAGAAGAGATTCTCTAGCGGAAGAGCAGGCACAGATTGCTAGTTCTGCACAATTTCAGGCGGCATTGCAAGGAACTAGCGCAGATGTAAGGCAAAGTTTTAACGATTTAATTACGCAAATGCCAAACAACGAAATGAAAGAGTTGGCAAAAGATGTTTTAGCTACGGGCACAGTTAGCCAAGAACAAAACCAATTATTAGCTAGCCAATTTCCTAATGTTGTCTCTGCATTACAAGAATCTAGAAAAAATATACAGTCCAACACTGTTCTAACAACTCGAGATAGACAGAGAATTGACAACATTTTGATACGCGAAGGTCAAAGAGTTGCACAGTCGATTTCGGGTATTGCAGGAGCAAACCAAGCCCTTTTTCCTGTAATGCAAACAGCAACAGCCGCACAACGTAGACAGATAGGTGCTATAATTGCAGCCGAACAAGCACAGCAGTCGGCGGCCGAGGGTGGAGATAATTTTAATCAAGTCCTTCAACAGTCACAACAAGAAGTTGCTAGAATGGGCAACTTCTTTACAGTTGCACTTGCTCAAAGTGGATTACTACCGTTAGCGATAGATTCTGTTGTAATACTTGGTAACATAGTCAGCGGACTCGTGCTTCCGGCATTTAGATTAGTAGGTACGGTAATAACAGATTTTGTTGTTCCTTCACTACGATTCATAGGCGGAGTAATAGACGACTACTTATTTCCAATTCTCACAGGTGTTGCAGGAGCATTTATTGCACTTAAAGGCGCTGCCGCTGCCCAAGCTATTGCCACTGGTATTCAAACAGGTGTTACTGCTACCGCAACTGCGGCAACGGGTGCATTTGCTGCATTAATGGCAGCACTGTCGGCCCCTGTGCTAGCAGTAATTGCAGGTGCCGTTGCAGTAGGTGCAATTTTCAAAATTTTATACGACAAGGGATGGTCTTTAGGCGATATGTGGGAAGGCCTAAAAGACACAGCAACACTGCTAGGACTAGCCCTAAAAAATGCCGCAGGACTAGTAGCTGGCCAGTTGCAAAAATATCTAGTTCTGCCATTCCAAGCTATTACCAGTAAAATAACTTCATTCTTTGAAATAATGTTTATAAATCTTGCAGGCGCGATCGATAGATTAAAAACAGCATTAAATCCGTTCGCAGACGAAGAAGCATTTGCATCGCGTCAACAGTTGAGAGAACAGCAGTTAGAAGAGCTTAAAAATGCAGAAGCTGCCGCAAAGATAGCTAGACAACAAGAAGTACAGCGCATAGATGAAAATAAGCAGCTGAGAGAACAAGAATATCAAAATGCTCTTGAAGATGTGCAAGAAAGAAGAAAAGCAAGAGCTGAGGAAAGGCACGACAGGGCTAGAGCACGTTCAGAAGAGCCTGGCCTTTTATCTGGTCTTTTAGGTAACCTCACAGGCGGAGGATCGTTTACTAGAGATCTAGAAAATCTAAGAACAAGAGAACTAGATGCTAGAGAAGAAATAGTAGACGACAACGAAGATTTTTCATACAGTAATCCCATACAAAGCCTAGTAAGAACCGCAGAACAAGCCGGCACCGCAGACGAATTTAGAGCACGCACAGGCGGACAGCCTGTTGATAGAACAGCACCCATGCCGTCTCCGGAACTTGCACAGACCGGCGGCCCCGAAACCGACACCCCCGGAGCTCCTGAAGAAGCGCGTGGAGGTGGAGGTGCTGGCAGGAGAGCAAGAAGAGAAGCGCAAGGTACAGGAACAAGGCCACAGGGCCAAGAAACACAAACAGACCCTATACAACAATTAAATACTAATATAACTGAATTAGTGAGATTAATGCGTGTCAACAACGATCTAACCAGAAGAGAAATATCAGTAACTGAAGGCCTTTCTGGAGATCTCTACAAGGCCATAGGATAAGTCAATGAGTTGGAAAAAATATTTTAGTCCTGTATCAGCGGACAATTCGGGTTCTTACAGCCCTGTAGGAAACGGAGGCGGTGCTGGTCCTGCAAGATCAAACTATTCGTCATATCTTCCTGATGTATACGCAGGCTCTCCCAACAGAACAGAGCGTTATACACAGTATGAAACAATGGACATGGATTCTGAAGTCAATGCCGCGTTGGACATACTGGCAGAATTCTGCACAGACAAAGACAACGAAAACGGAACGCCATTCAAATTTAAATTCAAAGGCAGTCCAACTCCGACAGAAACACGCATGTTGAATGACGCACTGGTTAAATGGAGCAAGTATCAGGAATTTGAAACTCGCATTTTTAGAATGGTGAGAAACACTTTTAAATATGGCGATTGCTTTTTTATTAGAGATCCAGAAACACTCAAACTGCTATATGTTGAACCTGCCAAAGTTTCAAAAATCATCGTAAACGAAAGCACTGGTAAAATACCAGAGCAATATGTTATTCAAGACCTTAACTTCAATTTTAAAGAAAATGTTGCAGTTACTCCTTTTGGAACACAAAACAATGCACCGCACGGCACCAGTTCTTATGTAAGTGGCGGTGCATTTGGCCGAGGTTATGTTGGTGATGTAAATCAACCGCCTGGCACGCGCTTTCAGACCAATCAAAACGAAGTCACTGTCGATGCCAAACACATGGTACATTTGAGTCTTTCAGAAGGCATCGATTCTAACTATCCGTTTGGCAACAGTCTGCTAGAAAGCGTTTTTAAGGTATACAAACAAAAAGAACTTTTAGAAGACGCTATTATTATCTACAGAATTCAGCGTGCACCAGAGCGACGCATTTTTTATGTTGATGTTGGAAACATGCCTGCACACATGGCCATGCAGTTTGTTGAACGTGTTAAAAATGAAATTCAGCAGAGACGTATTCCCAGTGCCAGCGGCGGCGGACAAAGTGTTATTGATGCAAGTTACAACCCGCTTTCCACAAACGAAGACTACTTCTTTCCTCAAACAGCAGAGGGCCGTGGATCAAAAGTTGAAACACTGCCTGGCGGCACAAACCTTGGTGAAATAACAGATCTAAGATATTTTACAAACAAACTGTTCCGTGCCCTGCGTATACCCTCTAGTTATTTGCCAACAACGATCGACGAACAACCCAATACAGTTGCAGATGGCAAAGTAGGCACGGCATATATTCAAGAACTGCGCTTTAACAAATACTGTGAACGTCTACAGAGCACTATTGTAGAGGTATTTGATCAAGAATTCAAGTATTGGTTACATCACAATGGATATAACATAGACAGCAGTCTATTTGAAATTGACTTTAATCCGCCGCAAAACTTTGCCGCATATAGACAAGCAGAATTAGACGCAACACGTGCAAATCTATATGGCCAGATAGCAGACATTCCGTTTTTAAGCAAGCGTTTTGCTATGAAACGCTACCTTGGTCTAACAGAAGAAGAGATTGCAGAGAATGAGAGACTGTGGCGCGAAGAAAACACAGGCAGTCTCAAAAACGAACTAGATTCTGAAGCGCAAATGCGCAGTGCTGGAGTAACTCCTGCTGGAATCGAAGCAGATCTTGCTGGAGAAACAGAAGAAGCACCTGCCGATATCGAAGGTGGCGACGAGGGCGGTGAAGCAGAAAGTCCGCTAGGTGGCGAAGAAGGCGGAGCAGCAGAAGGATAAATAGTAGTATGCTTTTGAGAGAGTTTTTGGCCTTCGACCAAGATAAAAATGATTTTGCAAATGATCGCAGATATGACAATCGCCGCGACAACAGTGTACTGTCTCGAGGCGACACCCGCAAGGTAAAACTTACTCTAGGACAAATAAATCAGCTGAGACTACAAGCTGAAGCCCACAAAGCAGAGCACGAAGCCGAATCGGGCTTCATACAACAGATGTATGGAAACCCAAGTGGCGAAGAAGAGGCTTAGAAAACTAAGGGAACAACAGGCAACTAAAAAACCAAACATTGCACACGTTGAAAAACCCAAAGTTGTAAAAAAAATCCAAAACATACAAAGTCAAGACATTGCGTTTGTAGTAGGCAATGGCACTAGTAGACTGTCTGTAGATCCACAAGAACTTCAAAAAATAGGAACCGTTTATGGCTGCAATGCTCAATATAGAGAATATGAGCCAGATTATCTCGTGTCGGTAGACGTTAAAATGGTCAACGAAATTGTTGCTAGCGGGTATCACAGAAATCATCAGGTTTGGACAAATCCAAACAAAGGCATAAACGCTAAATCTGGTATCAACTACTTTTCGCCGCACAAAGGCTGGAGTTCTGGACCAACGGCACTGTGGTTCGCAGCTACAAATGGCCATAAAAAGATCTTTATTTTGGGTTTTGATTATCAAGGCAACCGAGGCAAACTCAACAATGTGTATGCTGACACATTCAATTATAAGAAATCTACAGACGCCGCAACCTATTTTGGAAATTGGTTAAATCAAACTGAAAAAGTGGTAAAAGAGTTTGTGAACACCAAATTTTATAGACTAATACCAGAAGGTGGCTTTGTGCCAGACAAGCTCAGCACCCATAGAAATTTAGAGCATATTTCCTACGATCAAATGCATGAATTGTTCGATTTGACTATATATTCCAAAAAATGAATCAAAAAAGTACCATTTAAAGCCAAAAATGTTAAAATATTGTAAATAGTACTACAGCCTTACAACTAGAGGAGATTAAATTATGTCAGACAAGACACTTGAACAGATGCTAGAGCATCTTGTAAACGACGAACAAGACAAAGCGGAAGAGCTTTTCCACGAGTATGTGGTAGCTAAGTCGCGCGAAATTTATGAAAGCCTAATCGAAGCAGAAGAGGGCGAATTCGAAGAAGAAGTCGAAGAAGCTGCTAATGATGCAGATGAAGACGAAGACGACAAAGACGAGGAAGTCAAAGAAGAAGACATGATGGATCTTCCAGACGAAGAAACAGGCGACCTCGAAGACGAAATCACAATCGATGATGAAGAAGGCGAAATGGACGATGAAGAGGGCGAAGAAGATCCTGAAGAACTCTTCCAAGACCTTGAGTCTATTGTAGACGAACTACAAGCCAAGTTCGACGAACTCAAAGGCGAAGAATCCGAAGAAGAGCCCGAAATGGACGCAGACATGGAAATGGATGCTGAAGAAGAAGGTGAAGAAGAAATGGAAGGCTTTGCAAGTGAAGAAGATCAAGCTTTCGAAGCAGAACTTGCACAGGTACGTGAATACGTAGAAAAGATGGACGGCAAAGGTGCTTCCAGTTCTGAAACAGAAGCAGACAATACAGATTCTGTAGTCGACAACATGAAGAACGACATGGGCGGAACAACCGAAAACATCCTCAGCGGCGGCGAGGGTGAAACAGGCGGTTCTTCAGAAACACCAAAAGACATGAACACAGGTAATGTCAACAAAGTTGGTGGAACAAAGTCGTCTAGCATGTATGGCAAAGCGCCAGCAGGTGCAGACAGCAAAGAATCCGGTGCAGACAACACCGACAGCGTTCTCCGTAGCAAGCGATAAGGAAATTTAGGTGAAACAAACTCTTGCAGAACATTTGAGTTTCGACCAGGCTAAGATTGTCTTGGAGCGACAAGAAGAGGAAAACGGCAAATCTCTGTATATGAGCGGTATTTGCATACAAGGTGATATCCGCAATCAGAACCAGAGAGTTTATTCTTCTCGTGAAATTGGCAAGGCTGTTGAGTCGCTCAACGAACAGATCTCTGGAGGATATTCAGTCTGTGGAGAAGTTGATCACCCTGAGGATTTAAAAATCAATTTGGATAGAGTCAGTCACATGATTACTAACATGTGGATGGATGGTCCAAATGGCTACGGAAAACTCAAGATCCTCCCGACTCCCATGGGGCAACTAGTGCAAACCATGCTGGAGTCGGGTGTGAAATTGGGTGTTAGTTCGAGAGGAACAGGAGAAGTAGACGGCGACGGCAATGTAAGCGGTTTCGACATTGTAACTGTTGATGTTGTAGCACAACCGTCTGCTCCGGGTGCATACCCGACAGCAGTTTATGAACACCTTATGAACGAAAAAGGTGGATACAAGGCAGTGCAAATTGCACATGAAATCAAAGGCGATCCAAAGGCACAAAAATATATAGCAGAGAGTCTGAAAAATATTATTTCGGGGCTCAAATAAAGTAGGAGAATCACATGCTAGATTTTGTACAAAACCTATTAGAAAATGATGTGATTTCCGAAGAAATGAAATCGGAAATTGAATCTGCTTGGCAAAACAAGATTCAAGAAAACCGTGATCAAGTCAGCGCAGAACTTCGTGAAGAGTTTGCTCAAAAATATGAGCACGACAAAGCCGCGATGGTAGAAGCAGTCGAAGCAATGCTTGAAGAGCGTCTTCAAACAGAGCTTGGAGAATTTGCAGAAGACCGTCAAGGACTAATCGAAGCACGTGCCAAATACGTTGAGAAAATGAAATCAGATTCTCAAGCATTTGAATCGTTCTTGCTCTCCAATCTCAAAAACGAGATTGCAGAACTTCATGAAGATAAAAAGCGAATTGCAGAAAATGTCAATAAGCTAGAACAGTTTATTGTGGACTCATTAGCGAAAGAAATCGCAGAATTCCAGTCCGACAAACAAGATCTTGCAGAAACCAAAGTTCGTTTGGTTAAAGAAAGCAAGGCCAAGTTTGAAGAAGTCAAAAAAGACTTTGTTAATAAGTCAGCCGAAGCAGTTAAGGAAACAGTATCGAAAGGTCTGCGTTCTGAAATGACTCAGCTGAAAGAAGACATTGAAGCAGCTCGCAAAAATGACTTTGGTCGTAGGATCTTTGAAAGTTTTGCAAGTGAATATGCAACAAGCTATCTCAACGAGAAGAGCGAAACTGCTAAACTAATGAAAGTTGTTCAGCAGAAAGAGCAAGAACTCGAAGAAGCAGCAAAAATTGTTGCAGAAAGTAAAAAAGAAGTAGAAAATCGTGAGCGTAAAATCAAGCAAATTAAAGAGTCAGCAGAAAGAAAAGAAGTTATGAACGAGCTTCTTGGAACGCTGAATCGTGACAAGCGTGAAGTTATGTCAGAATTGCTAGAATCAGTGCAGACCGATAAACTACAAGCTACCTTTGAAAAGTATTTGCCAGCCGTTATGGACGGGCATACACCTAAGAAGAAGGAAGCGTTAACAGAGGCAAAAGAAGTTACAGGCGATAAACAGGCACAAACAGTCGAAGCGGAAAAGAAAACCGCTGACGTATATGACATCCGCAGGCTTGCGGGACTTTAAAAGTTTTAAGGAGATATAGAAAAATGTCACAACTACTCGAGTCACGCTGGTCGGAAACCAAAGACGCACTTCTTGAAGGTCTCCAAGGCAACAAGAAGACAGTTATGGCAACAACTCTGGAAAATACCCGCAAGTATCTTGCAGAGAGTGCCACAGCTGGTGCTACTTCTTCCGGCAACGTAGCAACCCTAAACCGTGTAATTCTACCAGTAATTAGACGTGTAATGCCAACCGTTATTGCTAACGAGTTGGTCGGCGTACAGCCAATGACTGGTCCAGTAGGTCAGATCCACACACTGCGTGTTCGTTATTCGGACGCATTTGACAGCACAAGTGGCACTGACGTAACAGCAGGCGAAGAAGCACTTTCGCCATTCAAGATTGCTGAAGGTTATTCCGGTGCAGCAGACGACAAGGCAGCTTCTACAGCCGCTCTTGAAGGTGTTGCTGGTAACAAGCTTTCAATTCAGATCTTGAAGCAGACTGTTGAAGCCAAAACTCGTAAGCTCAGCGCACGCTGGACTTTCGAAGCAGCGCAAGATGCACAGGCTCAGCAGGGAATTGACGTCGAAGCAGAAGTAATGGCCGCGCTAGCGCAGGAAATTACTGCTGAAATTGACCAGGAAATTCTTGCTTCTCTAAGCACGCTAGCTGGCACAGCCGCACTGACATATGATCAGGCTGCTGTTTCGGGTACTGCTACATTCGTTGGTGACGAGCACGCTGCACTAGCTGTTCAAATCAACCGTGTTGCAAACTTGATTGCACAGCGTACACGTCGCGGTGCTGGTAACTATGCTGTTGTTTCGCCAACAACACTCACACTGCTCCAGAGTGCAACTACTAGTGCGTTTGCTCGTACTACAGAAGGCACTTTCGAAGCTCCAACAAACACCAAGTTCGTTGGAACACTCAACGGTGCAATGAGAGTGTATGTAAACGGCTATGCAACATCTGACGATGTATTGGTTGGTTACAAAGGTTCGACTGAATCAGACGCACCTGCGTTCTACTGCCCATACATTCCGCTGATGAGCAGTGGGGTTGTACTTGACCCAACTACGTTCGAGCCAGTCGTAAGCTTTATGACACGTTATGGTTATGTTGAGCTTACAAACACAGCGTCATCGCTAGGTAACGCTGCTGACTACCTCGGCAAAGTTGCGGTTACTTCCAGCAACCTACGCTTTGCATAAGTCTACACTTTGTGTAAACTGGAAAGGGCCTTTACAAGGCCCTTTTTTTATGCTTAAATATTCATATGAAGATAGAAAGCGATCAAGACTTCGACAAAATCGAACAGCATATTAGAAAGTATAAAAAAAATTTTCCTATTTTTATCAAAGACATTAAAAAAATAGAAAATACAATCGAACAATATAAAAAAGACTATGGCAACTTCATGGTGGCGCATAGACAAAACAAAAATCGTGCCAGCCTCGAGCGTGCTCAAGAACAAATCAACAAAATCAGTCATCTGCTGGACATGCTAGATAAAATCGAACTGTTTGCCCTAATGGCCAAGCACGGATCTAGATAAATAAAATTGTCTACAAGTGTGCCGCCTACCAGTGGTGGACTTATGCGGATACCCACCGCGTAGACCTAGAACGTCACAACAAGGAGAAACAAATGGGACGCCCGATACAAAAAAGAAAAATTGGCGCAGGTGAAGCCAAAATACAAGTAACATCAGCTTATTTTACAGGTGATGGATCTGCCACCACAGGTGGTACTGCTACTCCTCTTTATATTGAGAGACAAAGAAGCTCGCGGAGATTTAAAGTAACACAGGTAGGAACTGGCAAGACCGAAGTTCTACTTATGACGCCAAAAGCAACTCCAGCAGAAGGCGAATTCAGCATTCAAATTACACTAGATAGTGTTGCAGATACAAATCTAGATGATTCGTCACTTTACTATGCATATCGTTTACACAATAGAACCGTTAGTTGTTGCCCTGACGATGATGAGTCAAATATGATCCACCTTCCATATACATTACAAGACGGCGAAAATGATCAGGAACTGTTAGCTGACGGATTTATTTTAGCAAACATTGACACGCAGGCCTAATTGTAAATGAGCAAGGTTATTCAAACCAACGGTGACTTTTCGATAAAGACATCGGATGCAGGAAACATACTCCTCGACACTGGTCAAGGTGTCGGGGAGGTCCGCATCACTGGCAATTTGAATGTAGAAGGAGAAACTTTCACAGTTTCTGCAGAGAACTTAAACGTAGAAGACAACAGCATAGTTTTAAATTTTGGTGAAACAGGCGCTGGTGTAAGTTTACGTTATGCAGGAATCGAAATTGACAGAGGAAGTCTGCCTAATGCATCTATAATCTTTGATGAAAACGACGATGTTTTTAATTTTGCAAAAGGATCAGCAGATACCGGAACGCTAGATTATGCCGACAGTAAAATAAGACTTAAAGAAATATTAACTAATAGCACTACTGATGATGGAGATCTTATACTAATCGGAGAAGGCACAGGTGTAGTAAAAGTTTTAGGCACTAATAACTACGAAGATCAAGTTACACAAGACGACGATATTCCTAATAAAAAATACGTTGACGATGCCATTAGAAATAATCCAACCTTCCAGATTATTGACGACGATACTCGTGTTATAGTAACAGATGTCGATGTAGCAGGATCTGAAGACTTTCTTTTGAATAATGTAGGCTACTCTACGTTTGGCGAGAGTGCTGTAAGTGTTGTGGTTAACGGCGGATTAACTGCTCAATTCTATAGAGACTTTGTGCAGTTTCAAGACCTTGAATTTAATAAAAATGAAATTACAACCGCAGGAAATACAAACGACAATATCGTTGTGAGAACGCAGGGAACAGGTAAGCTGGAAACTAACTACGGACTACAGTTAGAAAAGTTAACACTGACGCCTGCGTTTGTTAATGGGTCTGTAATCTTACACGCAAAAGATCCAGACATCGGAGACACTGGATTATATTTTTCAAACTCAAAAGAAACTGGAGAATTAGTAAACAAAAACAGGGCACTGCTTTTTAGTTTAATATTTTAGGATAGATTATGATATACAATAAATTGGTAACATCAACATCAACATCGGTTCCCGAACTTGTTTATACCAGCACAAATACCGGTGATACTGTTGCTAACGGAGCAACAGAACAGGAAAATGCCATAACAACGATGGTGCTGTGTAATACAGGCACGCCCGATATCACAGATGAAAGCGTCAACAGTGTAACTGTAAGCATTCACATTGTCAAAAAAGGTGATGCATATGGAGCCGAAAATAAAATTGTAAGCAATTTAATTGTTCCTGCAGGGGAAAGTGTGTTCTTTAGCGACGAAAAAATTATACTAGACGGCGGCGACGAAATTTATGTAGGAACCAGCACTGCAAGTTTAATCAGTGTTATGGTAAGTTCGTTCAAGGTTAACTAATATGAAGTTTTTAAAAAGCCAAAACACATCTAGATATAGCCCGTCAGACAACACTTTTTTTGCAAACCCATATGGACGAGTGGTTATAGATGCAAACGGCGGTTTACTTATACCTAAAGGAACAGAAGCACAACGCCCTGATCTGGTGGGGGTAAGACAGCCCGAAGATGCAAACGGAACTATTCGATACAATACAGATACTAATGAAATCGAAGGGTATGTAGGCGGCGCATGGGAAACCATACGAGCACCGGGTGCTAGCACTATATCGATAGAAACATTTGGACCCGGCGATGCCGACGAAACTGTGTTTGGTCCGTTAGCTAATGTGCCATCTAGTGCAAACAACATAATTGTGTTGGTAGAAAATGTAATGCAGATTCCTACTACCAACTTTACTCTAGAACAGAGTGTAGGCGGAAGTCTTACGGGACCTAATGCACCATATGCAGACGGCTGGTATCTAAAATTTACATCCCCTGTTCCTTTCAGTAAAAACGTGACGGTGTTTTTTGGATTCGCTAACTAATGGCACAGCAACTTGGTAGAATTGGAGGGCATCTACTTAATCCAAACCTTGTAAGAGAGGGGGTAGACCTTGCCTTTAAAAATACCTCGTTTGATTCCGAACCTATATTATTTTTAGATGTCGAAAATGGACGTGTGGGCATAAAAACTGACAGTCCCGTATATGACTTAGATATTCGTACCGACATAAGCACTACTAATTTTGGCGCAACTGATCAAATGGAAATTGATCAAGTATATATCAATGCCGATGGTTTTTTTACAACAGGCACAGGTCCTTTACAGATCACCCCAAGCGGACCTGATCCTATAATTGTACTAGAGCGCCTTATCAGTGACAATATACAAATCACAGACAACAAAATTTCTACATTTGATAATTCGTCTGTAGAGTTTGACCCTAACGGTACAGGAACAATAGAACTACAAGCAGATGTCAATTTAGTAGGCAATATTTCTACAACAGAAAACATAAACATTAACGGTGATCTTTCTACAGCCTCTAACATTATAATTGGTGATAGTCCACTAGACACCGTTACTATTACACCAGAATTAGAGCAAGGACTAACCACCGGTTCTGATTTACAATTTAACTTAGGATCATCTTCGCGTCGCTGGGCAGAAATGTATTCTCCCGATATGACTAATATTGCTAATGTAAGACCAGAGGCAGCCCGCGTAAGTTCTCAAATGTTGATCGATGGTGTTAACAATGAAATTAATACGCTACAATCAAACGATAGTATAGATTTAATAACTGGTTTTCAAAATTTTGTAGTAGATGAAATTGTTAATCCTAATATTTTCGGAACAGAAGAAAACGATAATTTTGGGAGATCAGTAGACACAGTAGAACAATACTCTATAATCGGAGCGCCGAGCGAGGACGACGGTCTAGGTTTGTCTAGCGGAGCAGCTTACATTTTTGATAATTTTGAAAAAAGAATAAAACATAAGATTTCTAATCCTAATGCCGAACGAACATCTAATTTAGATCGATTCGGATCGTGTGTAGCTATTAATAGCACCATATGTATTGTTGGCGCCCCTTTTGAAGATAGCCAAAACGGCACTGGAAGTTTTGACGAAGGAAAAGCTTATATTTTTGATAATTTTAGCGGAGAATTACTTTTTACACTTAATCAACCTACAACTATAGTAACAGATCCTCAGGATAATTTTGGTTTTGATGTTGCATTAAATGAATCATATATTATTGTTAGTGCTCCCAAATTTAACAAAGACGGAGTTAATAGCGGCGCTGTTTTTTTGTTTAATACAAGCGGCGATCTTCTACATACATTTTTAAATCCAGACCACGATAATAATCCGTTAAACGATAGATTCGGAGAGTCTATAGCAATATCTAATCAATATGTAATAGTAGGATCGCCAAATGAAAATTCTAACGAAAGTAACAGCGGAAAGGTTTACATATTTGATTTAGAAACAAGATCTTTAATCCATTCTATATCTAACATAAATGCAATAGGCTCGGAACAAGATGATAAATTTGGATCCAGTGTAGCAATATCTGATGAATATTTTGTTGTGGGTTCTTACAATGAAGACAATTATTCTGGAAGGTGTTATGTGTTCGAAACAAAGAATGGTAATCTAATACACACTCTTTCAAATCCTTTAGGATCTTTTGGAGCATTTTTCGGGTTTGATGTAGATATCTCAAAAGATATAATACTAGTTGGTGCGTATAAGCAGAATGATTCTTCTATTATAGATAACGGAAAAGCGTTTGTTTTTAATGCGCGCACAGGAAACCTATTATCGACAATTGACAATCCAAATCCAGTAGGCTCTGGAGATGAAGATTTTTTTGGAAGGGCTGTTTCAATATTTGTAGGTAATAATACTACGAATAAATTTAACCAGTGTTTAATTGGTGCTGATCTAGCAGATAATCAACTACCAAATAGCGGCAAAACCTATCTCTTTACACAAAATAAATTTCCTTTGGAAATCGAGTCAACTACTTGGCTTAACAGCATCATAACAAACAATTTAAATACCCCCTTAACTCTAGCAAGCACCGGTATAGGATACACTAGGTTTATAGGATCAAACGGAATGATAATTCCTGCAGGAACAAATGCGCAACGCCCTGCCGTACCTGAAATCGGAGACACTAGATGGAACACAGATGAACAATACCTCGAGTGTTTCGATGGTAGTGTCTATATTGTCTCTATCGGAGAAGGCGATCCTGTAACCGAAGCAGACATGGAAGATTTTGGAACAATCTACAGCCTCTTCCTAGGCTAATTTTTCGATTAGACTAAATACTATTGTCAGCAAAGACCAACGCTGACCTTTTACTGTGGTCAACCCGCAATGTAAGGTGGTTGGAGGGACAAGATCCCCGTGGTAAGGAGAGCGAATGGCTATTGGTCGTATTAGTGGTCCGCTCTTAAAAGCAAATCTCGTCCGCGACGGGATTGATCTAGCTTTTGAGAACGATCTACTCTATCTTGATGTAAACAATGCTCGCATTGGAATTAATAATTCCAGTCCAGCCACAGATTTGGATGTCATAGGCACAGCACGTGCAACAACAACCGTAGTAGACAACGAAGTCCAAGTAGGTAATCTTACTGTATTTGGCAACACAATACAGAGTGACTTAAACACTATAAGTTTTCAACCAAGCGGTGATGATCCTGCTGTTTATAATGCCAAACTACAAGTAGATGATTTTCAGATACAAGGAAACAAAATTTCAACTTTTGTTTCTAATTCTAACATCGAAATAGAGCCAAACGGAACAGGAACTATCGAGTTTATCGGCAATACAAACATTACCGGTAACTTAGGTGTAACCGGATCTGTTACGGCAACAGGCAATATAACAATACTAGGCGATATTACTATCGGTGATGAAACTACCGACACGATCGAATTTAACGCCAGCATTCAAAGCGATATAATACCAGAAGAAGACAACACTTATAGCATAGGTAGTCCTACAGCAAGATGGTCTACAATACATACTAACGATCTTTTTGCCGACTTTTTAAATTTACCAGAATTAGATATTGGAAATTTAGAATTTAGAGACACGTCGATAACTACTACCGTAAACGATTCGATTTATATAGACGGTAACGGCGTAGGCGGAGTTCGTTTAGCTAATTTTGAGATAGTAGGAAACAAGATTACAAATGTTTCCAATAATGCAATTACGCAAATTGCACAAACAGGAACGGGTTATTTTAAAATTGGTACAACTAATGGTTTTGTGCCGCCAAGAGGCGGAAACGAAACAAGACCTACAGCTTATGCTGTTGTAGGTATGACAAGGTACAACACCGATTCAAATGCATTAGAAGTGTGGGATGGCAACGCATGGGCAAGTCCAGCAGGTGCGTCCGGTGCTGTGTCTGAAATTCAAGCAAACGACATTGCTGCAACATTTGCGCTAACCTTAGGATAAAAAATGCCAACAATTTTTAGACAATCAGTAACAACAGGAATAGGAACAACTCCGGTAGATGCTGTACAGATACAGCCTGGAGTTCGTGCAACAGTAGTAGGTATTAACCTTGCTAACACAACCGAAAATGATTTGGTTGTTGTCAACGTTTTTGTTATAGACGAAAATTCAACACAAGGTAATTATGTGAAAGACATTCCTATTCCGCCTGCAACTAGTCTAAAAGCAATAACTCAAGGCGAAAAACTAATTTTACCAGAAACAGCAGGTTTGCGGATTGTGTCTGACGTTGAAGATAGCATAGACGCAACTGTGAGCTACGTTGAAATTTCGTAAGGATATATCATGGCTAATACATATTATTTAGGAAGAGATCCAGAACAGGTTCTAGGCGAAAGCACAAGATTCTTCTATGCTCTTCGTCGCAATGAAGACGGTGAACTATTCTTTCAACGGATAGACCTGTTAAAAGATCAAGATGTGGTAGATGTCAACAGAATAGGTGCTCCTGAAGATACTTTTGAAGACTTTGAGGAAGGAATCGACTTTTTTGAAGGCATCGACGATGACCATGTAAATCAATATCCCAATTTGATATATCCACAATACAGATGGGATGATAGATCAGTTTTTTACTATATAGATGACGAAGGAAGATTTGTGCAACAGATCAACAGAGGATACGATTATCCGGAAGGGGTATCATCAGATGAGTCTGAGAATCCTGTATCCCAATCAACAAACGTAGGAGGCGCTTATGGCTGAGTTTAAATTTAGCAGGCTTAGATATAAGTGGAAGGGAAACTGGAATACATCGATTGATTACAATCGCGATGATGTAATACATTATAGAGGAAAAAGTTGGATTTGTATTCGACAACATACATCTACCGATTTTGCTGCAGATGTGAATTTTAAATTTCCAGGGGACACAAACACTTCGCCGGCTTGGTTGCTTATGGCAGAAGGATACGAGTGGAGGGGAGACTGGACAGCCACTACACTTTATCAGCCAGGAAATTTAGTCTTATTCGGAGGCACAATTTTTCTTTGTGTTATTTCGCACACCGGGACAGTTTTCGAAGATGATGAAACTAATTGGACTGTCTATTCTCAATCTGACAGATACAGAGGAAATTGGAATGACAACACTACCTATGGACTTAGCGACGTTGTAAGAAATAATGGCATTGTTTATAGATGCATATCTACACATACTTCCCAAGCTACATTAGAAGACGATTTGAATAAGTGGGAGGTAGTATACGATGGTATTGTATACAGGGGAGTATTTGAAGAAAATACCTATTATGTAACCAACGACTTGGTAAAATTTGGACCTACGATTTTTAGATGCATTACTCCACATTCTTCTAATGCTAGTTTTGCAGATGAAAACTTTCAAATTGAGTTTTTTGGATCTACGCATGCAGATGATTGGCAATTAGATGTCGCATACGGTATAGGTGATATTGTTTTACATGGCGGTTATCTCTACATAGCCGTTCAAAATTCAGCAGGAGAAATTCCCGATAGCAACGAAGGAATCACTAATCCGTCCTGGGCAGTCCTATCAGAATCTCAACGATATCAAGGTATATGGAATGTCGATACTGAATATAAAGCAGGCGATATAGTAACACGCGGAGGAATTGTATATAAAGCGAAAGTTAACTCTTTTGATGACGGTTCTACACAGGATTATCTCGCAGACGATTACTGGGAAGTTGTAATTCCTGGTAATAATTGGCGTAATTTTTGGCATACTGAATCGCAATATTTTGTAGGTGATATCGTATCCTATGAAGGAAATGCTTATAGATGTAATTTTACTCATTTTTCTAGTAATGAAAATTATCCCGGCGACAACGGAAATGGATTTGATTTCTGGAATTTAATTTTACAAGGTAGTGATAACACAGCACTTTCTAAAGAAGGCGATCTTTTGTCATTTGGTCTGTCAAGAAGCAGAACAGGAGACACCAGCACACTTGGCGCATCTCCTATTCCTATAGGAAATCCTGGCGAAATACTTACTGTAAGCACAAATGATGATTTTGAATATAAAAAAATAGGGCAGTCGGAAAGATTCTTTTATGTTACGCTTGATGGAATTGATGATGATCTTGACGCGGAAAGAGGAATAAGTCCATTTAAACCTTGGAGAACAGTTGAGTTTGCATGCGAACAAGCAAACGATAATTATCCAGGTCTTACCACAATTAATATTGGTCCAGGATTATACGAAGAAGTTTTACCGATAGTTGTGCCTAAGCGAACCGCTATTAAAGGAACAGAATTAAGAACAACAACAATAACGGTCAACTCTCCCATAGAAGATTTAGATATAACACAATTTGTTAGAAAACATCATTTATGCATTGATAGAATTTCAGATTTAATGGAATCTCTCCTAGTAGACAGAGATGTAGAAAAAACAGAAACAAACCCAATAGATCCTGTTTATTCAGTGCAAAGAAATTTAACTTTCGACGGAACAGGAAATCCGGTAACTGATCAAGAAGGAAACTTAATCTTTGAAACAATAGATCTTGCAAGTGACAGCGCAACTACAGATGATATAGTTGAATTACTAGCAGACATTAAGACTTATGTTAATTTTAACGGTCTAGGAACAGGATCTAATGTAGTTGTAGACGGATCTAACAGTTCGGTAAACACAGAAGTAGTCAATAATGCTATTATTAATATAAATGACAATGTAAACTTTTTGATTCAAGAGGCGATTGCATTTGTTGAGCTAACTAACATTTTTTCATCGCAGGAAATTTCATTACTTGAACAAACTATAAAAAGGTACCTTAACGCATTTACAAAAGATTTAAGATCTCCTGGCAATTACCATACAGTCAAAGCGGCAAAATATCAAACGAATCTACTGATAGGATCGGCTGGAACTGACATGTTCTATGTAAGAGATTCTAGCGGAATCCGTAATCTTTCATTAGAAGGACTACGCGGTGACTTAAATCCAAGCGGTGTTTTTGAACTATTTCAAAGACCGACAGGCGGATCATATGTATCTCTAGATCCAGGTTGGGGTCCAAACCACGAAGATTGCTGGATTATGAATAGATCCTGCTATGTCCAAAATGTAACAACATTTGGTTATGGTGCAGTCGGTCAAAAAATAGACGGAGCTTTACATAATGGCGGCAACAAATCAATTGTATCGAATGATTTTACACAGGTAATTTCCGACGGTATTGGCGCATGGGTATTAAATAACGGAAGGGCCGAGCTAGTATCTGTGTTTACATATTATGCACAGGTCGGATATTTAGCGGAAGACGGCGGTGTTATTCGTGCAACAAACGGAAACTGCTCGTATGGTAACTTTGGAGCATACGCAACAGGATTTGACGCAACAGAAGTATATTCAACAGGTTTTGTTAATAATCGCGCACAAGATGCAATTATCGACAAAGCGTTTGCCGGAGAAGTAAACGACGAAATACTTGCGTTAGAATATATTAACGCCGGAATTGGATATTCTCAAGCTCAAGCTAGTTTTCTCGGAGCTGGAGTAAACGTAGATGTTGAATACGATGATTTTAGAGATAACGCAATATTCAGATATGAAATTACCAATCCGTTAGACAGCGGAGTTCCCGGCGGCGGCGGATACACACAAAATCAAAATAACGCACAAACAGGCGATGAATTTACAATTACAATCGCATCAAGTGATGAAAGTTTAGAATCTGAATTACTAGGTTTACGTATTTTGATTACATCAGGAACAGGTACAGGACAATATGGTTATGTACAGGCCTATAACGATATCACCAAAGTTGTCACAGTTTATCGTGAAAGCGATAATCAACCAGGTTGGGATCACATAGTAAGTGGGACTCCGCCAGTGCTGTTAATGGATACTTCTACTCTTTATAAATTTGAAGCAAGGCCAGTAATAGCAGACCCTGGATTTACATCCGAATCGGTGGACTTAACAGTAAACACAAATTGGGGAGCAGTTGCATTTGGGCCTACTACAGAACAATTTACAAATGTAATTGCATCATTAGGTTCTGGCACAGTAGTTACAGATGACGGCCTCGAAAAGACAGGTGCGTCTTTCGATGTAGATAAAATTGGAACTGATTATTCTGTTAGTTTAAGAAACGGTGGCGCTGGATATGCTGTCAATGATACTATTATTATTAGCGGATCCGATCTAGGCGGCATATCGCCCGACAATGACATCGAAATTATTGTATCCTCTGTAAGTGATGATAGCACAAATGCAATAGTAACTTTCTCGGCATCTGGTAATGGAACAACAGGACGTTTTGTTATTACGTCAAGCGTAGGAAATACAGTTGCATATTCAAGTAACGGCGATGATTGGGAAATTTCGCTATTGCCATTTAACGGGAACTGGAGTATACTACAAAGCGGCGAAAATAAATTTTTAGCTCTTAGACCCGATGAAGACCCAAATAATGTAGGAGCAGTAAGTTCAGATGGAATAAATTGGACGTCATTTTCATTACCTACAATAGAACTTTGGCGCGATATAGTTTATGGAAATGGTATTTGGTTAGCGGTTGCATCATCAAATAATAGAGGAGCATTTAGTGTGGACGGCGGAGAAACTTGGTCATCTACAACATTACCTGAAGCTCCAGATAGTTCGTTGAATCAATGGGTTAGCGTAACTTATGGCAGAGGAAAATTTGTAGCTATATCTAATAGTAATAATGTTGCCGCTGTAGGCACATACAATACCCAAACTGGAACATTCTCATGGGAACTAGAAATATTAGATGTTATATCAGACTCTTCGCAAAAAGACTGGATAAGTGTAGAATGGGGTAATAACAGATTTGTTGCACTGTCTAGCCAAGGAGATATTGCATACAGCTTTACAGGAGACCTTTGGCTTTCTGCTACAATGCCAACTCCCGATGGGTCTACGCAGATGACATGGACGAATTTGTATTATGATCAAGGAATCTTCTTTGCAATCTGTAATACTGGAGGAAGAACTGTTGGGGGCGATGAAACAACAGGGCCCACGAATTATTGTGCTACTTCCAAAGACGGTATAGTATGGACAAACAGGTTCATGGAAAGCGAAGCTAACTGGGTAGATTTAGCATACGGCGGTGTAGATATAACCGTAGGTGATTCTTCTATACAAAATAGAACTCCTACTTGGATAGTAATTACCGATGATCAAACCGCTTCTGCTGAAAAAGTGTTTACTGGCGCAAAAGCAGAGGCACGAGTAGAGGTATTAAGTGGAAGGCTGATAAAAGTTAACATATGGGACCCCGGAAGCGGATATAGATCCATGCCAGATATTGATTTTGTTGATCCTAACAACACCAGTGATGTTTTTGTAACACCAAGAATCGGCGACGGTGTCTTAGCACAGCCTTCATGGCTCGAAAGAGGGCAAGGATTCAGGACGTCGTCGACTACGGTTACAATTACTGGTGACGGCGTAGCTGATGTTATTCCGATTAACAATCAATTATTTGTTGACGGTTTGACTACGTCACTTGGTCCGGGATCGCAATTATTAATAGAGGGTTTGACTGAACCTAGAACTGTGGTTTTGATTACTGAACTACCGCCAAACGCAGACGGAACATTGAGAGCAAGAGTGCAAGTTGATCCAGGATTTACCACAGAAATAAATCCAGAACATCTAGCACCTATTCGTGTGAGAGAAAGATATTCTGCCTGCAGAATTACAGGACACGATTTTCTTGATATAGGAACAGGCAATTTTGTTGAAACAAATTATCCTGATATATATGCCTCCGGCGAATTCTTTGTGTTTGCGCCGGAAAACGAAGTTACAGAAACAGACGGCGGCAGGGTTTTTTATACTAGTACAGACCAAGACGGCAACTTTAGAGCTGGCGAGCTCTTCGCGGTTGAGCAGGCTACAGGTGTTGTAACAATCAGTGCTGAATTTTTTGATTTAGATGGTTTAAGTGAATTGCAATTAGGCGGCATTAGAGTTGGTGGTTCAGGTGTTGTAATTAGAGAATTTTCAACCGACCCACTCTTTACTGAAGATTCTAACAACGTTATCCCAACACAACGAGCAATTGCGGCATATTTGCAGAATCAATTAAGTGTCGGCGGTTCGGAACTTACCTTGAGTAATTTTATTGCAGGAACAACGAGTGTCGGACCCGATAATATTAGATCTAGTGTAGGCAATTATGTTAGATTTCCTGAGCCTTTGAATTTCCAGGCTGATATTAATGAACTAGATGAAGAAGGAAATATAATCGAGGATCAAGGGCAGGTAAAAGGAACAATTCTAGCACATACATTATTCAAGGCCTCGTTTAACGACGATCCGGACAGACAAACATAAACAGATAAATAACATAACGGAGTTAGTATACAATGGCAGAATTTAGACTTGGTAGAATTAGGTTTGTTTGGAAAGATGCATGGCAACCAAACAAAGAATATTTTGTTGATGATGTAATTAGATATGGCGGCAAAGTTTACATATGCCAACAAGGACACACCAGCGACCAAGATTTTTACACAGATTTAGATATTGTTCCATCGAAATGGAATTTATTAGCCGATGGTTCTGCCTGGAAAGGTTTATGGGATGTTGATACATTTTATAAATTAGGCGATATTGTAAAATATGGAACTACCCTTTATATTTGTAATACTCCCCATACTTCTAACTCTGATTCAAGTCTTAGTTTAGAAGCTGATCAAGAAAAATGGGACCTGTATGCATCTGGTTTAGACTATAAAGGTGAGTGGACAACAGATTTCTTTTATAAGAAAAACGATCTAATAAGATACGGCGGAGTAACATATGTATGTAACACGACACATACATCTGCATCGACAAATGTTTTAGGGCTAGAAGACGATCAAGAAAAGTGGGATATTTTTAACCAAGGGTTTGCATTTCTAGGAAATTGGGAAGACTTAGAGATAAATTCCAGAGTCAAACAGAATGATGTAGTAAAATTCGGTGGAGGTTTATTTCTAGCAACAGCATCACATAATAAATCTTCTGATTTTTTAAACGATTCTGCTAATTGGGTAATCTTTGTAAATGGTATAGAATTCGAAAATGATTGGAATATTGCAAGACAATATAAACCGGGTGATATTGTAACATACGGTGGATATCAATATATTTCAAAAACAACCCACACAGGAGCCATTCCGTCTACTGATACAACAAATTGGGGTGTGTTTTCATATGGATTTAAATACGAAAACGAATTTGAATTTTCTACTCCCTACAGAATAGGTAATGTAGTAAAACAAAGAGAATACACTTATCTTGTAACACAAGATGTAAATCCACAAAATGATGTAGTTAATACAACTTCAGCGTCAGATAACACTTTTCATGTTACTTCTACAACAAATTTAGAAGTAGGATTTGCAATCAAGTTTTTTGGAGCAACATTCGGAAGTGTATTTACAGCAGGTGATAGCGCATCAAGTGCAATTTACTACATCAAGTCTATTGAGGATAGCACCCGCATAACTATAACCGATGAGCCAGGAGGCACAACTTTTACTCCTACAGACGGATCGGGTTCTATGGGTGTGTCGTTTAGTCCTATTCCACCTAACACAGATTACTTCGCCCCTCTCAGCAGTGGCATAAGTTGGCAGGGTGAATGGCAAGATGATTTTGAATATTTTGTCGGAGACGCTATCCGTTATAATAATAACGCATATCTGTGTGTCAAAAATCATAGATCCGAAGCTGATGACGGATCAACTATTAGGCAACAGGGCGGTGGTTTAACAGATAGCAGACCTGATAATGACACAGCAGGAATGTATTGGAACCTGCTGGTTTTAGGCAATGAAACTACAGTATTACAACAGACAGGCGATTTGGTTTACTTTAGCGGAGCCGGTCCTTCCAGACTGCCGATTGGGACAGAAGGGCAGGTCCTACGAGTAAGCTCCGACCTTACTCCAGAGTGGAGGACACTAGGACAAAGTATAAACGGGTATTATGTGGCAGAGCACGGAACTGATGGCACTGCTCCTGTGCATGGACTGTCAATTGATAAACCGTTTAGAACAATTCGACATGCAGCTGAACAGGTCGAAAATGGCATAAAAGTCCCTAATGCTAGAAAGCTTTTAGAAAGGAACAGAGAGTTTATAAAACGCGAAGTAACAGAATATGTAATTTATGAAATTGCGCAAAATATTGAACCATTTGATAATTTTGATGGTTTTGATGATGCAATTTTTGAAAGAGATATGGGTTTTCTATTAGATGCTGTTATTTTTGATCTAACTCACGGCGGTAACGCACAAACTAGAGAAGAAACTTTTGAGACTATACAAGACATAGGACGCTATAAAAGCAACGATCCTAAACGAAGCAAATCTACATTAACGGTTGTAGAGAGGGGAAGATTGTTTGAAAGTTCTATGAGACTGCAATATATTGAAGCAATTGCATATCTAAACACATTAATAGGAAATGTTTTAGATCAAGTTGCGCCTGAAGTAAATTATCAAGTTTTAAACGGGGATAATAGTTCTGCTATTATCGAACAATATTTTGACCCTACTATTACAGTTGAATCGGATTACACAACGAATCCATTCTCCGGAGGAGGGTATGAAGGATCATCATATACAACCAACACAACTAGCAATAATGATTCTTATTCATTCGGCGGCAGTAGCAATAACAATGGACAATACGGAGCATATTAAATGGCAACAGTAAAACAACAAATTCAAAATTTGACAGATATATTTTCGGAGGCGATAGAAAACGATAATGTAGATACTGTTCCTGCAAGACAGGTAGAGGATGTCAGTATATTTGTTAAAACAGGAACTTATAGAGAAACTTTGCCTATTATTGTTCCAGAAAGCACAGTTATTTTAGGTGATGAACTTAGATCGTCAAATGCCGGGCCTAGCAGCGGTGTAACGGACAGGTCTGATGCATTTTACAGCCAAAATTCTATGAATCATTTATCCAGCATTGTTAGAAGCATTGTGGTAGGGGATACAGTCACTCCTTCGGTGGGTAATACTGAAGTGCAAAGTCAAAAATTTCCTTTTGCAGATACTCCACAACAATCAGATCTTAAATTGTTAATCCAAACAATTCAAAATAATATAGATTTTAGAATTGGCACAACGAACATGGCAGAATATAATTTTCCTGTAGGGTATAATGATACCTTTTTGCCTACTTTTGGTAATGCACGTAAATTGTTGTCATACAATAAAGAATTTTTGAAAGCAGAAGTTGTAGCTTATATAAAAAACAATTTTCCTAATATTTTATACAGCAAGACAAAATGCGCACAAGATGTAGGTTATATTGTAGATGCTATTGTTTATGACATGACTTATGGCGGAAACACACAATCTATAATAGCAGGACTTGCGTATTATGACGGCAACTCCTCGAATTTAGCAATCGATTCAACAGAAAAATCAGCTACAATATCTGCATATAACTTTTTAAAATCTAGAATAGAAACTGTGATCACTGGGTTTTTCCTACCATCGCCTCAGCAGTCGGATGTAACCCAGTTTACAGATACTGCGGGTAATTCAACAAGTATAAATTATGCTAAAGATTTAGTTGATATAATCATTTCTATCTTGCAAAATGGCGTATCTGCCGCTCCTAATGTAACTGTTGTGACTATTACAGGAGCCGACACTCTAAATACAAGTGTTGCACACGGTTTAGAAGTAGGTGATTCGTTTACACCGAGAGCAACTATAAACGGTCTTGTTAAAAACAAAAAACATTGGATTGTTGATGTTCCTACAGCCACTTCTTTCAAAGTAAGCGAGTCGTTTGGCGGATCGATATTATCTCTAACAAACGGATCGAATTTGAATTTAATCGGTGATGTTATAGACTATCCTGTTACTACAAATGGAATCACGACAACTACAGCATTAATTACAGCTGCAGAAACTTTAGATGCAGCTCAAGAGCAAATAATTAGAAATGTTATAGATGATCTTAACAAAGTTGCATACAATTTTGATTTTACTGTAGATGACGTAAACCTAACCAACGATGATTTTCAAATTTATGTAGGAAAAGATGATTACGCCCACACATATGTAAGCGGAGGTACTGTTACCAAATCAAACGGAACAGTTTTAAATGTTTCCAACTTTGTTTATAATGAAGCTACAGGTTACGCTACAATTACTACGTCAGTAGATCATGAACTTGAAGCAGGCGACATAGTTGACATACAGGAAATTACTGTTGAAGTTACGTTGAACGGACAACCGATAACTTTTGAATTCCCTAGTCCTACGAGCATAGACGGTAGCCAAACAAAGGTGCTATACAGACGTTCCAAATGTGAAAGAGATACAAGATTAATTCTTGAGGCAGTGATGTTTGACTTTATGTTAAATTCAAACTTTCAGAGTCTTAAATCAGGTTATGCATATCTAAGAGCAACTTCATCCGAAGTATACGGATTAGATCAAAAGCAAATAACAAGAGATGCTCTCGATAATGCAAGAACAGAAGCCTTAGCTAATGTCGGAGGAGATAGTACAGCCCAGTCTAGAATAACCCCGCTTATGGAACTAATAGATGCAATTATCTTTAGTGGATCCATAGAAGGCACAAATAATGCAACCGTATTGAGAAACAATGATTATGCAATTCATCAGTTGGAGATGAATAAAGATTTTATTGTGCAAGAATTAACTTCTTATATTCAAAGCGAATATTCGGACACAGTTAATCTATTGCAAGACTCTACATCATACATTAGTATATCTGATACAAGTTGGTTAAACAGAGGAGCCAGTATAAGATTTACAGGCGATGTACGGAGCACCATTGAAAAAAACAAAATTTATTACGTGCAGAATATTATAGACGAATACAATTTTACAATTTCAGAAACACGTTATTCAAACATTCCTTTTGTGTTTGATGTAAATGACGATGAAATTCTTGATGCAGAACTTGCAACTAATTTTAGGGTAGAATTAGTATACAACACAGCTTCTTGTGAAAGAGATGTGTCTGCATATCTAGCGGCACTTAAATACGATCTAAAATACCCTGGAAATTATAAATCACTTTACGCAGCCAGATATTATGGTAATAGTGTTATTGGATCTTTAGAAGAAGACATGTATTATGTCAGAAACGGAACCGGTATTCGTAATCAAACATTGGAAGGCTTGAGTGGAGATGTCTTAGCTGTCAATGAATTCGGAACAAGTCGCGTTAGTGCAGGTGCATTCGTATCGCTAGATCCGGGCTGGGGGCCAGATGACGATAGAACTTGGGTTAAAACACGTTCTTGCTATGTGCAGGGCGTAACAACATTCGGTTATGCGGCAGTCGGACAAAAGATTGACGGTGCCCTGCATAATGGTGGTAATGACAGTATTGTATCTAACGACTTTACGCAGGTAATATCTGATGGCATAGGCGCATGGGTAACCAACAACGGTAGAGCTGAGCTTGTATCTGTGTTTACATACTATGCTAGAATAGGCTACCTGTCAGAAAATGGCGGACGGATTCGCGGAACAAACGGTAACTGTTCTTATGGAACATTTGGCGCAGTAGCAGAAGGATTTGATGCAACAGAAACTCCAATTGAGGCAGTGGTAGATAATAGGCAAGGCTTTGATGCTGTAATTGGTAGTGTTTCAACAGATGGAGATAAGATACTAGGCTTCGAGTTTGACCATGCAGGTAATGAATATACAGAAGTTGAATATATAATTACAGGCGGCGGCGTTAATTCAGATGTAGAAAACGATGAATTTAGAGATGATGCAGTTTTCGAAATACGCGGATTAGATCTAGGTAATGATTCATCAGGACAATTTGGCGGTGATGGATATCTTACTAATGCAAACACAGCACAGGGAGGAACTACAACTAAAATATCTTTAGCAGCTGTGGATCAGGAAGTAAGTTCTGCTTACATTGGTATGAAAGTCGTGTTAGATGGCGGGAAAGGTGCCGGACAGTTTGGTATTGTTACCACATACGACTCAGGAACCAAAGAAGCAACTG